TACTCGGCTACTGCTATGGGCTACCCGATCCGCGACCGCTGCTCACGCTGGTCGTTCCCCGGGCCAGCGTGCAGCCACACACCGCCTACGCCTGCGGGATGGCCGGCGTCATGCTCTGGCCCTACGCGGCCACGCTGGCGCACCCGAGAGACACCGATCCGGAATGGCGGTCGCTGGTCCGCGCCGTCCAGCGCGCGCAGTCCCCATAAGAGGTTTTCTGTCCCCCTGGGTGCATCCCCGCAGGTCAGACGGGGTGCGATTCCCAGCGGCCCGGTGGGTTTACACTCTCCGTGGCCGCAGCGGGCCACGCACTACAGCGAAGGAAGGGTGGTGAGCCGGTGTCGGACCGGTCACCGGCTCCCCCACCCGGCACCGGCTACCTCCACAAGCTGCTGCCCCACGACGAGCTGATGGTCCTGTGCACCTGGGCCACCCAGGCCGTCGCCGCCGACCTCGGCATCGACGAGGACGACGCGCTGGAGCTCATGCGCGCCGCCGAGGCGACCGCCCGAATCCAGGTCCTCGGCAACGCCATGTTCGCCGGCGTCCAGGTCGACGGCCGCTGGGTCGTCGTCGAGGGCCGCGCCCGCCTCACCCAGGCCACCCGCGAGTGGCAGACGTTGCGGGCCATGGAACGCCTGCTCACCGAGTAGTCGCCCCACGTAGTACCCTTGCCCACAAACCCCCTGGGGATAGTGGGAAAGGACGGCCGCCGTGGCCCTGCTGGACGACCTACGGGCGCGGCGCGCCGACGCCCGCACCGCCGCCGACGAGATCCTCACCCGGGCCGCGGCCGAGTCCCGCGACCTGGCCGCCGACGAGCTGACGGCCTACCAGGCCCAGGTCGTCGCCACCCGCGAAGCGGACGACGCGATCGAGGTCGAGCACGAGCGCCTCTTGGCCGAGGCCCGCGCCGCCAGCCGGGCAGGCCGCGGCCCGACCCTGAACCGCCAGGCCCTCGACACCGCCAGGGCGTTCCGCTCGGCGATCTACGCCAAGAACCCGGCGCCCATCGAGGTCTACTCCGAGCTGCCCGACGAGTGGCCAGACGACGCGCCCGAGCCCGTCCAGGGCCGGGTGGGCCGCGTCCAGGTCCACACCCGCGACACCCTCAAGACCACGGCCACCCAGGCGCTCTCCACCGACGTGTACTCCACCATCGTCGCCCACCTGGTCGAGACCAGCTCCCTCATGGCCGCCGGCGCCACCGTCGTGACGACCGCGACGGGGGAGGACCTGATCGTCCCCAAGTCCACCGGCTTCGTGACCAGCGCGATCATCGCCGAGGGCGCCTCGATCACCGAGTCGGACCCCACCCTGGCCACCGTGACGCTCAAGTCGTTCAAGTACGCCAACTACTTCGAAATCTCCTATGAGCTCGCCAACGACACCCCGACCAACCTGATCAGCTTCCTGGCCCGCCAGGCCGCCCTGAGCCTTGGCCTGGGCACCACGGGCTACGGCGACGACGTCATCAACGGCACCGGTTCAGGGCAGCCGCGGGGGCTGCTGCTGGACGCCGCCACCGGCGTGACCGGCCCGGCCGGCACCGGCACGTCGCTGGGCACCCAGGGCACCGCCAACCAGGGCACCGACGCCCTGTGGAACCTGGTCGGGTCGGTGGCCGAGCCCTACGCCGCGTCCCCCTCGGCCGCGTTCCTGCTCCGCAACGCCTCAGACATCATCGTGCGCAAGCTCAAGGACACCACCGGCCAGCCGGTGACCGGGCTCACCACCCGCGGCCAGCTCCTCGGCTACCCCAGCTACGTCGACCCGTTCATGCCCGCCATGGCCAACACCGCGGAGAGCATCGCCTTCGGCGACATGAGCAAGTACTTCGTGCGCATCGTCAACGGCGTGCGCTTCGAGCGGTCGGACGAGTTCCGTTTCCAGGACGACCTGGTCGCCTTCCGCTGCATCCTTCGCCTGGACGGCGCCCTGGTCGACACCGGCGCGGTCAAGTCGTTCGTCAACACCACCTGAGCCGATGAGCGTCGCCCGGCGTTGCCTGGGGTGCTCGGCCACCTACCCGCTCAACGCGCACGCCTGCCCCAAATGCGGCAGCCACGCTGCCGAGGTCGAGACGAAGGACTCGGAGAAATCCGCATCTGCGGCATACACCGAGCCCAAGCCCAAGCCCAAGCCGTCGAGCCGGCGAAAGAGCTGAGCCATGCCCTGGCAGTGGCCTTGGCGCCGCACCCACGACCGGGCGCTCTGGCAGATCGGTGACGTGCCGATGCAGCCGGTCGCCGCCGGCGTCCCGGTCACCCCCGACCGGGCCCTGCGCCTGTCCACGGTCTGGGGCTGCGTGCGGCTGCTGGCCGACAGCGTGAGCACGCTCCCGATCGACGTGTTCCGCGACGACGAGCGCGACCCGCTCCCCACCCCGCGGCTGTTGCAACGCCCGAGCGCGGACCACCCCGAGCTCGCGGACTGGCTGTGGGCGGTCATGGCGTCGCTGCTGCTGCGCGGGAACGCCTGGGGCATGATCACCGACCGGGCCGGCGCGTCGCTGCTGCCCGCGCAGGTCGACCTGCTCGACCCTGACCGGGTGAGCGTCCAGGAGGACCGCGACGCCCCGCCCGTCATCCGCCTGGACGGTGCCGAGGTCGACCGCGGCGAGCTCTGGCATGTGAAGGCCTACCCGGTCGCCGGCTCGATCCTGGGCATGTCGCCGGTCGCCTACGCCCGCGAGTCGATCGGCTTGGGCATCGCCGCCGAGCGGTTCGGCGCCAAGTGGTTCGGCGACAACGCCATCCCCTCCGGCGTGCTGTCCAGCGAGCAGCACCTGACCAGAGACAGCGCCAAGGATCTCAAGGAGCTGTGGGAGGCGAGCCACGGCGGCCGCCGTGGCACCGCCGTGCTCGGCCAGGGCGCCAAGTTCCAGGCGATCACCGTCAACCCGGAAGAGAGCCAGTTCCTCGGCACCATCGGCGCCAACGCCGCGACGATCTGCCGCATCTACGGCATCCCCGCCGGGATGATGGCCGGCGTCGAGCTCGCCGGCCACGAGGACTACAGCTCGCCCGAGCAGCGCGCCGTCGACTTCCTCACGTTCGCGCTCCGGCCGTGGCTACACCGCGTCGAGCGCGGCGTGTCGCGGCTGCTGCCACGTACCCAGCGGGCCCGCTTCAACGCCGGCGGCATGGTCCGCGCCACCCTCCGCGAGCGGTACGAGGCCCACAAACTCGGCATCGACGGCGGCTGGCTGCTGCGCTCGGAAGTCCGAGAGCTCGAGGACCGCCCACCCGTCGCCGGGATCGACGACCAGCCGCCGCCACCTGCAGGGGGCATCGCATGACCGTGCTCGTCCGCTCGTTCACCACCGCCCTGCACGTCCGCGACGACGGCGACGGGCGCGTGCTGTTCGGTGCTCTCCTTCCCTGGGGCACCGAGGCGCAGGTTCAGGACCGCGGCCGCCTGGTCGTCGAGAGCTTCCAGCGCGGCGCCCTGGCCGACGTCGACCCCGCCACCGTCCCGCTCACCGCGCGCCACCCGCGCGATGCAGAGACGCTCCCGATCGGGCGCACCGTCGAGCTAGAGGACCGCGCCGACGCCGCCTGGGGTGCATGGCGCGTCTCCGCCACCGCGCTCGGCGACGAGGTGCTGGAGCTGGCCCGCGACGGCGTCCCGCTCGGTCTGAGCGTCGGGTTCATGGAGGTCCCTGGGGGAAGCCGCTGGCTGAGCCGCGATCGCGTGGTGCGCACCCGCGCCACCCTCGACCACGTCGCCGTGGTGCGGGTGCCCGCCTACGCCGGCGCCGGCGTGGTCGGGGTACGGGGAGATAGGCGTCATAATATGACACCTAACCCGCTGGCCACCCTGGCCCGGCGCTGGCGGTAGCCATGGCCAAGCACCACTTCAACGTGGGCGTGACCGGCAAGGGCCGCGCACTGCGCCGCTGCCTCGGCTGCCGCCGGCCCCTCGTCTGGGGTGAGCGCTGCCCGCCCTGCCAGCAGCAGCTACGCCAGCGCCTGCGCCGCAAGCCACGATGAGCGCCACCCGCTACCACTGCCCACGCTGCGGCGACGAGATGGCCACCAAGTTCCAGCGCACCCACGAGCGCATCTGCGCATGGGCCCAGGCCAACGAGGCCCGCGCCGTCGCCGAGCTGCTGGCGTCGCTGGGTTGGCCGAGGTAGGTCATGGGCCGCACCCGCAAGGGCGGACCCACCGGCCGGCCATGGCGTCGCGTCCGCGCCGCGGTGCTGGCCGCCTCGGACGTCTGCTACCTCTGCGGCCATCCCGGATCCGGCGCCGTCGACCACGTCATCAGCCGCAAGGAGCGGCCCGACCTGGCGCTCGACCCCGCCAACCTGCGCCCCGTGCACGGCAGCCTGAGCCGCTGCCCGTGGTGCAAGGGCCAAGCGTGCAACGAACGCAAGGGCGACCGGCCCGGCCTGCCACCGAGCAAGCAACCACGGCAGTCACGGCGATGGTGAACCGAAAAGCGCCGAGCCCCGGCGGTTTCCCCCATGGCCGACGACCGGGCGCCCCCGCGCCCGTGTTCCGTTGTGTGTGTACAGGGAACGGTGCCGTTCTCTGTAGGAGGCCGTTTGTGGGCGGGGGGTCATCCAAGTACCCGGGCCGGCTGTGCGCGGCTAATCTGCCATGCCGCGATGCCTCCTGGGGCATGTTGTGAGACCCCGCCCCTGCCCGCCCCTGTACGCCACCCCCCGCGACCCGAGCCGCAAGACCCTCGGCCCGGCCGTGGCCCGGGTCGCCAAGGCCCTCGGCACGCCGCTGATGCCCTGGCAGCGCCAAGTGGCCGACGTCGCCTTGGAGGTCGACCCCTCCACCGGCCTGCTCGTCTACGGCGAGGTCGATCTGACGGTGCCACGCCAGCAGGGCAAGACGACGCTGGAGCTGGGCGTCATGGTGCACCGCTGCCGCACCTGGTCAAGGTCGCGGGTGCTGTACTCGGCGCAGGATCGCATCCACGCCCGCAAGAAGTGGGAGGACGAGCACGTCGCCACCCTGCAGCGGTCGCCGTTCGCCGAGGAGTTCGGGGTGCGCTACCAGCGCGGCGACGAGGCCGTCAGGTGGGCCAACGGCTCCCACCACGCGATCACCGCGCCCGGCGAGAAGGCCGGCCACAGCGACGTGCTGGACCTGGTCGTGGTCGACGAGGCATGGGCCCACGAGGACAGCCGGCTCGAGCAGGGGCTGAGCCCCACCATGATCACCCGCGAGCAGCCGCAACTGTGGTGCGTGTCGACCGCCGGCACCTACCGCTCCGCGTACCTCCGCGGCAAGGTCGAGCGCGGCCGCGCCCGTGTCTCGATGCATCGCGCCACCACCGGCGTCGCCTACTTCGAGTGGGCCGCCCGCGACGGCGCCGACCCCGCCGACCCTGCCACCTGGCGGTCGTGCATGCCCGCCCTGGGCAGAACGATCACCGAGGCCAGAATCGCCGCCGAGTTCGAGCGCCTGGACCTGGCGGACTTCTGCCGGGCCTACCTGAACCTCTGGCCCGGGTCGATCCCGGCCGACTGGCTGGTCATCGCCGAGCAGGCGTGGCGGGCCCTGGCCGACCCGCACAGCGAGGCCGTGGACCCGGTGGCGTTCGCCGCCGACGTCACCCCGGAACGCTCGCATGCGGCCATCGCGGTCGCCGGGCTGCGCGCCGACGGCCTCGGCCATGGCGAGGTCGTCGACCACCGCCCCGGCACCGGCTGGGTCGTCGGCCGCCTGGTCGAGCTCGTCCAGAAGTGGCGGCCCTGCGCGGTGGTCGTGGACGACACCGGCCCGGCCGGGAACCTGATCGCCCCGTTGGAGGCCGCCGGGATCGAGGTGGTCAAGCCGACCGGCCGGGGGATGGCGCACGCCGCCGGGGACCTGTTCGACGCGGTGGCCGAGCGGACCATCCGCATCGTGCCCAGGCCGGCCCTTGACGCCGCCGTCGCCGGCGCGGCCCAGCGCCCCCTGGGCGACGGGTGGGCATGGGCCCGCAAGGGGCTGTCGACCGACATCTGCCCCCTGGTCGCGCTGTCGCTGGCCCGCTGGGGCTACGTCACCCGGGCGCACCTCCAGAACCGGGAACCGGGCATCTTCGTGTTCGACTGATTCGAGACCCTCGATTTCTGAGGCCGCCAATTCTCGAATTCGTCACGCCAAAATAGGAACGTTTTAGCCGCCGCCGGCCCTGTCCCGCCCTACCCCCCGGGCTGAGAATCCGCCCTGGCGCCCCCCACACCCCCCCACGGTGATGTTCTGCTCTTGCTCTTAGGTCCTCGTCAGAGGCAAACCCCACACGGGTCTAGTGGGAGTTTGCCTCTACACTGCTCCTTGCAGTCCACCCGCCACCCCTCCGGGGTGGCGATACAAGACGACGTGGAGGTAGCCATGTCCGAGGACCGAGCCGTCGACGGCACCCCCCTGTGGGACGGGTACACCAGCAGCCGCGACCGCGACCTGCGCCGCCACTACGCCATGAAGCTCGCCCACTACGACCAGCTCCTAGAGTTGCAGGGCGGCATGTGCGGGATGCCCGGATGCACCACCGCCCCCAAGGCCGGCGACCCCCTGCAGGTCGACGAGAACCCGCTGACGCGGGCCATCAGGGGCCTGCTCTGCCGCCGCCACAACCGGGCCCTGGACGACCGCGAGTCCGAGTACATGGCCCACCCGCCCGCCGCCCCCCTCGGCTGGATCGTCCCCGACAAGCAGTGGCAGACCCGCGCCGCCCGCAACGCCGGCCGGGCCCGCCGGCACACGGAGGCCAGGGAGGCCGCCAAGGCCGAAGCCGCCCGCCCGCCGGCGCCGTCCCCGCTCCGGGAGGCCCTCGCCCGCGCTGGCGTGGTCGGCGCCGACCACCAGGCCGACTACGACCGGGCGCTTGCCGAGGCCGCGGCGTGGTCGGGTGGCCGCGTCCAGGCCACCCCGCCGCCTGACCCTGCGCCGCCGCCGACGCCGCGGACCCTGGCCGAGCGCATCCGGGCGCGGCTGCGCGGACAGTGAAGCGCCCGGGCCGTGGTAGTGGCCCGGGCGCCGTCACGTGCTCGGCGAATCACTCCAGTCACCGAGCAAGCCGGGGGAATCGTCCGTAGTGCCTCACCCCCTCTCGGGTGGCCGGCGGGCGCCGGCTACGCGGGCAGCGGGTGGGCGTGGTAGTCGAACCCGCCGCCCTGGTGGTCCTGGTCGTGCACCCGCTGTAGGTGCTCGTCGTCCCAGGAATGGTCGAGCGGGAGCCGATGCCACTTCTTGAGATGCTCGTCGAGGTTCACGTCCTCTTCCTGGCCATCTTCGTAGCCCACGGTCACGGTCGCTGCCTCATCCATGCTTGCTCCCTTCGTCCAGTCATGCGGTCGGGTGACCAGGCCAGGCTGGCCGGTGACCAGCGGCGGGTCGCGCCGTTCCTGCCGGCGCCGTTCGTACTCGGCTCGCACCCGGTCAACCAGCGGCTCGCGCTTGGCCCGCTCAAACTCGGCCGCCCGGTCCGGCTCCTTGCCGTCGTCGATCATGGCTACCTCCTAGTCGTCGATCGAGTCCCTGAGCTGATACGCCAGATCCCACCCCCGATCAATCCCCAGGGCCGCCTCGCAGGCCGCCCACTCGTCGTCGGTGTGATCCGGGAAGTCGCCGGCGCCCAGGCCGGCGAGCTGGTCGGGTGAGGACAGGCCGAGGGTCGCCAGCCACGCCAGGGTCGTCGCCTTCCCCAGCGTGTCGACCGCCCGGGCCACCTCGGGCCCGAGCCGCTCGAGGGTGGCCACCGCGGCGCGGAGCTGGTCGGCCACCTCGCACGGCACCATGGCCGCCAGGTCACGCATGACTTCCCCCTCGCGGGTCGGGCAGCAACGCCGCCAGGCCGGCGAGGTCGCCCAGGTAGCCGGCGACGTAGACCTGCTCCGTCACCTTCGTGCTGCTGTGGCCAAGACTCTTGCTCACCGAGTACAGATTGGCGCCCTTCCCGGCCTTGAGCAGCTCGGTTGCGAACGTGTGGCGCAGCGCGTGGCTCGAGTCCTTGACGCCGGCAGCGCGCAGGTGGGCCGACACCAGCCGGCACACCGTCTTGCGGGACAGCGCCAGGCCGGTGGTGGCCGACGCCACCACCGGCCCGGCACCGGGCCGGCCGGCAACGAAGGCGCGCAGCACCCCGGCGACCGCCGGCGCCACCGGCACCACCCTGGACTTGCCGCCCTTGCCCTCGCGGACGTGCAGGACCGGCGGGTCGGCGTGCATTCGCAGGTCCTGGATCTCCAGGCCGGCCACCTCCATCGCCCGCAAGCCGGTGCCGTACATCAGCCACAGCATGACCGTCATCCTCGGGTCACCGGCCGCCGCCTCCATCGCCCGGGCGACCTGGGCCAGCTCCAGCGCGCGGGCGATCGGCCGGGCCGCCTTGGGCATCACGAACCCCCGCAGCGGGTCGCGCGGCAGCATCCCCTGGTCATAGCACCAGCGGTAGAACGTCGTGATGATCGAGCCGTAGCCGTTGCGGGTGTTGGCGGCCAACCGCCCGTCGCGGGACCGCGGCCGCCCGGCACCGGCCGCGCCCGACCGCGACGGGCGGTTGAGGAACCGCCCCAGGTCGCCCGGCGTCGGCCGGTCCCACGGTTTGGGCGGCCGCCGGGTCGCCAGGTAGCGGGAGAAGTCGTACAGCGTGACGCGGTAGACGCTGATGCTCGCCGGCCGCCGGCCACGCCTGCCCAGGTAGTCGTAGTACCGCTCCCAGGCGGTCGGGAAGCTCACCACGCTCACCGCGGCACCCCCTCGAGCGCCGCGGCGAGCTCGGCGACGACCTGGCCGAGCACCTCCGCCGGGCCCACCAGGGCGACGTTGACGCCGTGGCCCAGGCCCGCCACGTCAAGCGCCAGCCGCGTCTCGCCGGGCCGCGCCGGCTCCGCCGAGCAGACCGGCACCCGGCCGGCCGCCACCACGATCAGCATGCTGGTGTGCGCCATCGGCGCACGCGAGGATGGGTCGTGCATCACGGG